GTATTAGATAGTACAGATATTTCTAATGAGGAAAAAGAAGAGGAAACAGGTGTTGAAATGTCTAAGTATAATTTTGTAAGTGATAAAGTATTTGATGAACTCACTCAACTAGGAGAAGATGAGGATTTAGAAAATTGGGTATTAGTTGATGAAAGAGAAGTTGACTATGACCAAGAAGAAACTTTAGATAAAATGATTGGACTAGCATCTACAGGTGTAGCTAGACCAAATGCAAATAGTGAGCAAGATACAAGTATTGATAATATGAAATTTAAAGTGCGTTATCAATATGCTCCACTTAAAGCAGATGAGGAGAGTAGAGATTTTTGTTCTAGAATGGTTAAGGAAGCTAAACTATATAGAAAGGAAGATATAATTAAAATGGGAGAGATGCCTGTGAATGATGGTTGGGGTCCTGAGGGTGCAGACACTTATGATATTTGGCTCTACAAAGGAGGAGGTTCGTGCAGGCATTTTTGGATGAGAAAAACATATATGGCAGTAGACGTTGCTCCTGATGTTAAAAATCCTAACGCAGAAATTAGTGTTAATGAAGCTAAAAAGAAAGGATTAAAGCCTGTGAAAAATGACCCTAAAGTTGCAAAAAGAACAAGAGACCAAAAGAATAGAGGTTTCTTAGACCCTAAAGATTTTAAAACAAAACAAGATAAAGCATTTGACTAATGGCAACAGCACTATTTATATCTCGGACAGATTTAGTAAAAAACACTATTTTAGATGGTAATGTTGATACTGATAAATTTATACAGTTTATAAAAATAGCACAAGAAATACATATCAGAAACTTTTTAGGCAGTAAGCTGTATGATAAAATTAGCACAGATATATTAGACGATGATTTAGCAGGTGCATATCTAACACTAGTAAACACATATGTACAGCCTATGTTGATACATTATGCTATGGTAGATTACCTACCTTTTGCTGCATATCAAGTAAAAAACGGAGGTGTATTTAAACATATAAGTGAAAACGCAGAAAGCGTTAGTAAAAACGAAGTAGATTATCTGGTTAATAAAGAAAGAGAATTTGCAGAATATTACACAAGAAGGATGATTGATTACGTTACATATAATATAAGCAGTTTTCCTGAGTATAATACAAACAATAACGAGGATGTATATCCTGATAAAGACAGCTTATTTAACGGATGGGTATTATAAAAAAGTACAAACCAAAACAAGTAAACATAGTTAAGTTAAAAAGATTCTTAGCTAAAATAGAAAAAGTAAAAAATGGCAAATAACATAAATTGGGGGAAGATATACTGTGATATGATTACCGATAAAGGTTTTGGTAGTGATACTGCGTTTTCTACTAATTTTATACCTGACATTTCAGCACCTAGTTGTTGGGACACTTTTGAATTAAGAGCAGATTTAACAAACATTTCAGGAACACCATTTAGAGCAGATACACATAACTATAGAGCAGATGCAACACAAAAATAAAATTAATTAATTATGGCAAAGCAAATAATCGGAGTAGGTTCAGCACCAAACGACAACCAAGGTGATTTTATACGAGATGCTTTTATAAAAGTAAACGCAAACTTTGATGAACTTTATTCAGACGATGCAGGAGATGTTGATTCGGTTAACGGACAAACAGGTACAGTAGTATTAGATTCAGACGATATTGCAGAGGGTTCTACTAATGAGTATTATACAGAAGCAAAAGTATCTGCTAATACAAGTGTGGCTGCAAATACAGCAAAAGTTAGCAACGCTACTCACACAGGAGATGTATCAGGTTCTACTACACTAACAATAGCAAATGACGTTGTAGACCACGATAATTTAGATGGTAGATATACAGAGGTGCAAGACATATCTACTACAAGTGGAACTATAAATTTAGATGCCTCATCTTACGCTGCATTTAATCTTACAGGTACGCTTACGACCGCTACTTTAAACATTCAAGGTATTAAAACAGGTCAAGTAATAGATATTTTACTTTCAGGGACTTTGTCGAGTGCTGTATTAACTTTAGCAGACGATTTTACAACCTCATCAATTAATAAAGTAGGAAGTAACGATTTAGATACTACAGCAACTAATTTAATTCAAGTTCTTTGTGTAGATGATACAGACTCTGATGCAATTTTAACTTGGGCAGTAGCAACTTATACAACCGATACAAGCGCATAATTATGAAAGCAATACAAATAGACGGAGCAATAAAAAGATACACTACTATTCCAAAGGCTTGGGGTAGTGTAATAGCAGGATTTAACTTATTATCTTCTTCCGATTGGGAGGCTGCAGGATTTTACGATGTAGTAACACCTGATTACGATTCAGCAACTCAAAAGTTAGGAGACCTTGAATGGGATAGTGATAGTAGTACCTTTACTTACCCTGTAATTAATAAGACTTGGACACAAACAGTAGCTGAACTTAAAGAGTCAAAGATTGCAAACTTAAAATCTATATACAATAGAAAATTAGCAGAAACAGATTGGTACATTATAAGAGCACAAGAAGGTATTGCTGCACCGCAGGATGTAATAGATGCAAGAGCAGCTTTAAGAACTGAATGTGGAACTAAAGAAGCGGAGATTAATGCAAAAACAACTAAAGCAGCAGTAGTCTCTTATTCTTTACCAAATCTTGACTAAATGGGATTTAATAAAAAATTCTTTACAACAGGAGGTATTGTAGCTTCCACACCACCTGCAGCAGCAGGACTTGACCCTTTACAGAACTTCGAAACTGTAACTTATACAGGAAACGGAGGTACACAAAAGATAACAGGGTATATTAGAAAGGGTGCTGCTTTTAATGGGAGTAGTAGTGAAATAGACATTCCTCATAATACAGAGTTTGATGCCACAGGAGGTTTAAGCATTTCTTTATGGATTAATAAAGCGGTTCTTGACAGTTCTTTTGACAGAGTAATGGACAAGGCAAATGGTGGTTCTGGTAGTTATGGTTGGGAGATTATGTATAATTCTACGGTTGGCTACAGATTTGATGTTTATGATACTTCAAATAACGTTTCATCCGTAACGTCAGGTTCATCAGCAATATCCGCAGTTGGAGTTTGGGACCACGTTGTTGCAACTGTTAGTTCTACAGGTGTTGCTAAAATATATGTTAATGGGGTTTTAAAAAATACAACTTCAGCTTTATCAAATCCTATATCTTCAAACACAGGTTCAGTTACAATAGGTAGGTATTTTAACGCATCAAATGGGTGTACTGCAACATTTGACCAAATAAGATTCTTTAATACAGATATTGACCAAACTGCAGTAGATGAATTATTTGCTGAAGAGTATGGAGATGCAACTGTATCTACTACGGATTTTGGCGGTTATGGCGGTTTTGCTTTATATCAGTTAGATGAAGATGCTAATGATACAGGAGGTTCTTCTGGTTCTTTAGTTTCAAGTCCTGAAATGGATTTAGATGTAGATGGATACACAAGTGGAACTGTTTCTGATTTAAGTGGAAATGGTAATACCGCTACAGTAACAGGAGCAACTTACGGAACAGACCCAAATGGAGGTGGTTATTTCGAATTTGATGGTAGTAATGATTATATGACCGTTACAGGTAATAGTGCATTTTACCCAACAACCACAACAGGTATTACAGTAGAATGTTGGTTTACAAGTGACACAACAGATGATGGGGAGAATTTAGTAAATAATCAAAGTAGCACAGGGGGATATAGATTGTGGAGTGCAGGGTCAAGCCTTTATGCAGATACATTTAATTCAAGCGGAACAAGAGTAGGTAGAGCAAATGCAGGCACACTTAGTGATAACACTTGGCATCACGCTGTGTTTACTTTAGAAAATTCTACTTCTACTGCTACTTTAAAACTTTATCTTGATGGAAAATTAATTGCTACAGATGCATCAGTAGGTGGAGCAATAGGTACTACAGTACAAGATTTGAATATAGGTAGAAGGCCGGATGTTACTATCGACAGATTAGATGGTAAAATAGGAGATGTAAGAATATATGGTTCTGAACTTTCATCAAGTCAAGTAGCACAAAACTTTAACGCTTCTAAAGGCAGTTATGGAGGAGGGTATGACGGAACACCTACAAACGTAAACTTTTTAGGTATGGCATTCCAACCTGATTTGGTTTGGATAAAGTCGACAAGTAATACAAGAAACCACAGACTTTTAGATAGTATAAGAGGGGCAACAAAAATTTTAAGTTCTGATTCATCCGTAAATGAATACAATGAAGATTCATTAACATCTTTTGATAGTAATGGTTTTACGCTTGGAACAGGCGGTAATCAAAATAGATTAGATGAACCTTACGTCGCTTGGTGTTGGAAAGCCGCAGGTGCAGCAGTAAGTGGCACAGGAACAAGTGGTATAACAAATGTTGAAGTAAGTGCAAATACTGACGCAGGATTTAGTATTGTTAAATATGAAGGGAGCGGAACTGCAGGAGCAACAATTACTCACGGACTTGATTTAGCACCTGAATTAATTATTGTTAAAAGAACAGATACATTAGGAGATTGGATTGTTGGTTCTGATTATCTAACAAGTTGGGGTCATATATTACAATTAAATCTACCTGATGCAGAAGCAGGTTATGCAGGTTTTAACAGTACAGCACCAACCACGAGTGTTTTTACATTAGGAAGTAATAACCCTGTAAATAATGCTTCGGGTTCATATATCGCCTATTGCTTCCATTCGGTCGATTCTTATCAGCGTATTGGTACTTATACAGGTGCTTCAGGTTTAAGAGTTTATACAGATAGTAACGGAGATGGCACAGGAACAGGAGCATTTCAACCAAGATTTTTAATGGTTAAAAAAACTACAAGTGCTAATTGGGTAATTATTGATAGTGTAAGAGTAAATGGTATTTACGAAGATATATTGTTTCCAAATACTACTGATGCTGAAGCAGCGGGAAATTATGATGAATTAACTTTTAATTCAGATGGGTTTACTTGGAATCAAACAGAAAACACTAAAAATGCAGTAGGAGGCGAATACATCTATTTAGCAATAGCATAAA